TGTGTTGTATACGGGTAACGGAAGCACTAACTCAATTACTGGCGTAGGTTTTCAGCCTGATTTGGTATGGGCTAAAGGCAGAAGTGTTGCTTATTCTCATGGTTTATATGATGCAATAAGAGGAGCTACTAAAAAGTTATCTTCTAACTTAACTGTTGCTGAAGTTACAGCTACTACTGGTTTGACATCACTTGACTCTGATGGCTTTACGATGGGTAGCGATGCTGGAACAAACGAGAGTGCTGCTACCTATGCTTCTTGGAACTGGAAAGCTAATGGTTCTGGAGTTAGTAATACAGATGGCTCAATAACTTCAACAGTCTCTGCAAACACCACGGCTGGATTTAGTATCTGTACTTATACCGAGCCTTCTGGTTCATTTAGCTTTGGTCATGGTCTAGGCGTTACTCCAGATATGTTTATATTCAAAAACAGAGCAAATGCTTACAATTGGATTGTATGGCACAAATATTATGGTTCGCCTACCAACAACGGTCTTTATTTGAACTCAACAAGTTCGACAATTGCGTCTGGCTCAAATTGGCTAACAGGTATAAACAGCAGCACGATTTCAATAACTAGCGGTCAAGTAAGTAGCACAGGAACAACGGTTTGCTATGCGTTTTCAGAAGTAGAAGGTTTCTCATCGTTTGGTAGCTACACAGGTAATGGCTCTACTGATGGTCCATTTGTCTACACAGGATTTAGACCAGCATGGATTATGGTGAAGCGAACTAACGCTGCTGATAACTGGTGGATTCAAGATAACGCTAGAGACCCTTATAACGTAGCAAAACATTATCTTAGCGCAAATACCAATAATGCAGAGTTTAGTAACTTAGATGTATACGACTACACTGCTAACGGTTTTAAGATTAGAACAACTACAACAGCAGTTAATGCTTCGGGCTCAACTTACATTTACGCAGCATTTGCTGAAAACCCATTTAAAAACTCACTAGCAAGATAATAAATATAAATATATAATAACGAAAAGTTTTAGGAACAATTATGGCAGTTACCACAAGGTCAGGATTAAAAGAATATGCTCTTAGAGGGTTAGGTGCTCCTGTATTAGAAATTAACGTTGACGATGATCAACTAGAAGACAGGTTAGATGAAGCACTAGAATACTTTACCCTCTATCATTACGAGGGTGTTGAAAGAATATATCTGAAGCATAAGATAACTCCTTCTGAGCTGACTATTACTGGATCAAATGCTGAATCTTTTGCTAAAGGTACAACGATTACTGGCGCATCTTCAGGTGCAACTGCTATCGTTCAAGAATTCTTAGATGATCAAGATACTGACACAATAAGAATTAGGGATGTTACTGGAACATTTGAGGCAAGCGAAAGCGTAAGTGCTGGGGATGCCTCAGCTACACTAGCAGCTGCTGACTTTTATACTGCTGGCGATACAGAAAACAAATATATTACAGTTCCAGATTATGTATATGGCGTAACTAGAGTTATTCCGTTTACACAAGGTTCTTCTTCAAAGGGTTTGTTTGATCTGCAGTATCAGTTAAGATTAAATGACTTGTATGATTTAACATCTACTTCTTTAATCTATTACAAATCTGTGATGTCTCATATTGCTCTGCTAGATTTAGAGTTGAATGGATATCCGCTTTACAGATTTAATAGAATGACAAATCAACTTCACATCGATCAATATTGGCCAACTGATATTATGGTTGACGAGTATGTTGTAGTTGAAGCATATAGAGCACTAGATCCAACAACATGGACAAAGATCTATAACGAGCCATGGTTGAAGCACTATACTACTGCTCTGTTTAAAAAGCAGTGGGGAGTAAACTTGAAAAAGTTTCAAGGTATTCAACTTCCTGGAGGTGTAACTCTAGACGGCAATGCTTTATATGAAGAAGCAGTAGCTGAGATTAATCAGTTAGAAGATGAACTTCAAAATAAATCTGCACCTTTAGAATTTTTCCTAGGATAAATTATGCCTAGAAACGTATATTTTTCGCAGGGGACTAGAAACGAACAACTTATGATGGAAGACATCATAGTTGAGTCTATTCAAATATACGGTCAAGACTTTACATATATCCCCAGAACTTTAGTTGCCAAAGACGAAATACTTGGTGAGGATAGATTAAGCGAATTTAAAAAATCATTTCCTATTGAAATGTATTTAGAAAGTGCTGATGGATTTGAAGGACAAGGTGCTTTCATTCAACGGTTCGGTATGTTTATGGAACAGTCAGCAACATTAACTGTTTCAAGACGTCGTTGGGAACAACTAGTTGGTCGTTACGGAACTGGTATATTAAAAAACCGTCCATCAGAAGGCGACTTACTTCACTTTCCACTAACAGGTGGATTGTTTGAAATTAAATTTGTTCAACACCAAGATCCGTTTTATCAAATAGGCAGATTGCAGGTTTATAAACTTCAAGTTGAGCTGTTTCAATATAGCAGTGAACATATTGATACTGGCGATGCTGCTGTTGATGCGTTTGAAAGTATATATACTGAAGATATTTCTACTGCTAGATCACAGGCAGTTGGTATCGGTTCGGTTACTGTAGATACAGCAGGAGCAGGATACACTATTGCTCCAACAGTTACTATATCAGGTGGTAACGGAACAGGAGCAACTGCAGTAGCTACTACTGACGGTAGTACAATAACTAAAATAACTGTAACAAACAGAGGATATGGCTATACTACTATTCCTACTATAAACATAACACCCGATGAATCTGATACAATAACAACTCCAGCTTTAGCGACAGCTGTTTTAGAGCATAATCCAGATCTTTCAGATTCTTATGGTGATAATACTAAGTTTAAGGATGAAGCTGCAGACATATTGTTTAGCGAATCAAATCCTTTTGGAGAACTTAAATAATGCTAAACGGATCATTTTACTATCATGGTATTATAAGAAGAACAATCGTAGCATTTGGTCGATTGTTTAGTGGTATACAAATACCAAGATATGATAACGATGGAGTTTTACAACAAACTATCGCAGTTCCGTTGTCATATGCCCCTAAAGAAAAGTGGATTGTTAGAATAGAATCTGATCCTAATTTAGATCAACACACATATACGGTTATTCCTAGACTTTCATTTGAAATAACTGGATATTCTTATGATCCTCTACGTAAAACTAATCGTATGGAAAAACTAGTTTGTGTTAGTACAGATGGAGAATCTAGAAATCAAACCTTTGCTCCAGTTCCATATAATTTAGATATTAGTTTATATGCACTATCAAAAAATACGGAAGATGGTTTGGCTATACTAGAGCAAATATTGCCAACGTTTACTCCTGAGTACACACTTGCAGTTAAGTCTATAGATGATATGAATGTAGTTACTGACGTTCCTATTATTTTAAACTCAGTTTCTGTTCAAGATGATTACGACGGAGACTTTAGTATTAGAAGGTTTGTAACACATACTCTAAACTTTACAGCTAAAGTTAATATGTTTGGAGCTGTAAGTTCGCAAGGAGTTATTAATGATGTTACCGCAAACTTAAATCAAGATGGCGTAAATACATTTAGAAGGTATAGTGCTGATCAAGCAACACCGATCGATGACATAAGCGAAAACTGGAGCGACGTGTAAATTGGTTTCAGAAGTTTACAATGCTAATGCGAATTTGAAGGCAGCAGGAGTAAATGTACAGTTTACTCCAGAACAAGTTACAGAATACATTAAGTGTTCACAAGACCCCAAATATTTTATTGAAAATTATTGCTATATAGTTTCTTTGGATCGAGGTTTAGTATTATTTAAACTTTACGATTGTCAACGGGAAAAAGTTGATACAATAATAAATAATCGTAAAGTTATATTGATGGAGGGTCGTCAACAAGGTAAAACAATTACTTCTGCTGCTTGCATTCTATGGTACACGCTTTTTCAAGCAAGTAAAACTGTCGCTATCTTGGCTAACAAAGCTACTGCTGCTCGAGAGGTACTTTCAAGATATCAGTTAATGTATGAACACCTACCTAACTGGATGCAACAAGGAGTAAATGTTTGGAACAAAGGAGATATAGAATTAGAAAACGGAAGTAAAGTATTTACGGCAGCAACTTCTTCAAGTGCTATCCGTGGTAAATCTGTCAACTGGTTGTATGTTGATGAGGCAGCAATTATTCCAAACAATATTGCTGAAGACTTTTTTACTTCTGTATATCCTACTATTTCTTCTGGTAAAACTACAAAAATTTTACTCTCATCAACACCGATGGGATATAATCATTTTTGGAAGTTTTGGAATGATGCTGAAAATGATAGAAACGGTTTTGTTCCGCTTCAAATACCATACAGCAAAATACCAGGACGTGACGAAAAGTGGGCAGCTGAACAATTAGCAACACTCGGAGAACTAAAGTTTAATCAAGAGGTTCTATGTAAATTCTTAGGATCATCTCTAACTTTAATTTCAGCCAACACTATTGCTCAGATGTCACCCAAACCATACCTATATAGTAAAGATGGTTTAGATGTAATAGAAACACCAGAAAAGAATCACATTTATTGTTTAGTAGCAGATACTGCTAAAGGGGTTGAAGGAGATTACTCAGCATTTACCGTAATCGATATTACTGAATCTCCATACAAAGTAGTTGCTAAATATAGGGATAACAAGATTAGTCCACTTTTGTATCCCAATGTAATATATAAAGTAGCAAGTGATTATAATACAGCGTATGTGTTAGTTGAGATAAATTCTAGTGAACAAGTTCCTATGATCTTGCATAATGAACTAGAATATGAAAACCTTATGATGATTACCAAGCATACCTCAAGAGGACAGTTTATTAATGGAGGATTTGGTCACGGTAAGTCACAGTTGGGTGTGAATACTGATAGAAAAGTAAAGAGAATAGGATGTCAAAATCTTAAATCTCTAATTGAAGAACAAAAACTATTAATATTTGATACAGATATAATTTCAGAAATTTCAACTTTTATTGAGCAAAGAGGTAGTTACTCTGCTGATGAGGGATACCATGATGATTTGGTCATGACCCTTGTTTTGTTTTCTTGGCTTACTACTAATTCTTACTTTAAGGATCTGAACGATGTTAACCTTAGAGAGATAATGTATAAGAATCAGATGCAAAAGATTGAGCAAGAACTAACTCCATTTGGATTTATAAACGATGGCGTAGAAAGGGATATAGTAAATTTCTAAAAAGTGAAAAAAAATAAATAAATTTATGGTATAGTGCTGAAGAAGCAAACCAGATAAATGTTTATGTAATATCAAGGAGAAAAGAATGCCTTTCCAATTAAGTCCAGGCGTTAGTGTTGTAGAGAAGGATTTTACCTCTATCGTCCCAGCGGTTGCTACTTCAGGTGGTGCCTTTGCTGGAACGTTTCAATGGGGTCCAATCGAAGATCCAGTAACTATTACTTCAGAAAACGAGTTAGTTACTAGATTTGGTAAGCCAAACGATACCCAAACAGTATTTACTTCTTTCTTTACCGCTGCTAACTACCTATCATATTCTAACAACCTTTTGGTAGTTAGAGCAAACGCATCAGGTTACAAAAATGCGGTATCAACAACATCAGGTGGAGTCACTTCACTAACTATTGCTGATGGCGGTTCAGGTTACACATCTGCGCCAACACTGACAATTTCAGCACCTGATGATCCAAGCGGAACACAAGCAACTGCTACAGCTACCACTGATGGTGATGCTATCGATGCAGTTACTATTACAGAAGCTGGTTCAGGATACACGTCTGCACCTACAGTTACGGTGACAGGTGGCGGTGGAGCAGACGGTGATATTACTGCTGCTATTACTGAAACTGGAGTTCTAATTAAGAATCAATTAGCATATACAGACAACTATGCAGGTGGCGCAGGTGCTTTTGGCGAATGGGCTGCTAAGTGGGCAGGTGCTCTTGGTAACTCTTTAAAGGTTTCAATGGCTGACTCACAAACGTATACTGGTTGGGCATATGAAGCTGAATTTGATTCTGCTCCTGGAACATCAACTCACGTTAATGCTGCTGGCGGTTCTAATGACGAACTTCACATTATCGTTATTGATGAGGACGGATATATTAGTGGAACAGCTGGAACTATTCTAGAAAAGTTTGCTTTTGTTTCTAAAGCATCAGACGCTAAAAAAGCTGACGGAGCAAACAACTATTATAGAGATGTAATTAATGCATCTTCACGTTACATTTGGTGGATGGATCACACAACTTCTGTCGCTACCACAACTGGCGGTGCTGGTACTGGTGTTGCTTGGGGTTTAACTTCTGCTGATAACGACTTCAAAGATATGTCAGCTGTAGTTACTCAATCACTAACAGGCGGTGCTGATGATTTTGCCACTAGCGATGGAAACCTACAAACATCGTTTTCTATCTTCGATAACTCAGAAACATATGACATTTCTTTGATTATGCTAGGTAAGGCAAGTTCTACTGTTGCAACTCACGTTATCAATAATGTTGCTGAGACACGTTTGGATGCTATTGCGTTTGTTTCACCTGAAGATAATTCTACTGGTGATGTTATTACTGACGCTACTTCAACTCCAACCACAGCAATTAACACATACCGTGATGCGCTACCTTCATCATCATATGCTGTTGTTGATTCAGGTTACAAGTATCAGTATGACCGATATAACGACAAGTACCGTTATGTTCCTTTGAACGGTGATGTTGCTGGTCTTTGTGCTAGAACTGATTACTCTGCTGATCCATGGTTCTCACCAGCTGGTTACAATCGTGGTCAAGTTAAGAATGTTGTTAAGTTGGCATTTACGCCTAACAAGACAGCTCGTGACGCACTTTATAAGAACGGTGTCAATCCTGTCGTAACATTCCCAGGACAAGGAACTGTACTGTTCGGCGATAAAACAGCTCTTGCTAAGCCATCAGCTTTTGATAGAATCAATGTACGAAGATTGTTTATTGTTCTAGAAAAAGCAATTTCTGTTGCTGCTAAGTATCAGTTGTTTGAATTCAACGACTCGTTTACTAGAGCACAATTTAAGAACTTGGTTGAGCCATTCTTGAGGGATGTACAAGGTCGTCGTGGTATTACTGACTTTGCTGTTGTTTGTGATGACACAAATAATACAGCTGAAGTTATTGACCGTAACGAGTTCGCATGTGATATCTTCATTAAACCTAATCGATCTATCAACTTCATTAACTTGACATTTGTTGCTGCTAGATCAGGGGTTTCTTTTGAAGAAATCGGTGGCTAAACAGGGAATAAATAGATAAAACAAGGAGATTTAAATGGCAAATATTGCTGACTTCAAAGCACAAATGACTGGTGGCGGTGCACGTCCCAATCAATTTCGTGTTGAATTATCGTTCCCAACATACGTCACTGCAGGTGTAGTTGCTGGTCAACAGGCTCAATTCTTATGTAAGGCAGCTCAGCTGCCTGCATCTACTGTTGATCCTGTTCCTGTTCAATACCGTGGTAGAGCAGTGAACTTTGCGGGAGAAAGAACTTTTGCACCATGGACAATTAGTGTCTACAATGATACTGATTTTAATATCCGCAATGCTATGGAAGTATGGCAGACAGGTATTCAAAACCATGGTTCTACTGAAGGAAGAGTAAATCCTAGTGACTACCAAGCTGACTTGTTAGTTCATCAGTTGGATAGAAATGGCGCAACAGTCAAGTCATATAAATTCGTTGATGCTTTCCCAACTTCTGTTGGTATTATTGCACTCGATTATGATACTGTAAACGCTATGGAAATTTTTGATGTAGAATTTACTTATAACTACTTCACAAGTAATACTACTGATGGTAGGGGTGGCGTTGATGTCAATGTTTCAGTTGATACGCCAGTCGGAACTTTCCCACTACCAATTTAATATTGATAGGATTATAATATAATGAAATTATTTGGCTTTGAAATAAAGCGTCAAGATCAATCGTCAGTTCCTAGCATAGTTGCTCCAGGAGCTGACGACGGGTCAGTT